GTAGCGGTCATACGGTTCGACCTCGGGCGAATCGAAACGCTTGATCTCGCAATGCCCGATGATGATGACCGCCATGTTCTTGTCGTTGCGCAGGGCGTTGAAGCCGTCCAGAACCTCGCGCCACTTGTCTGCCAGGAGCAATGCACCCTTGCCGTAGGCTAGTTCCTTGGCGTCATGCTTGGCTTCGATCTCTTGGACGAGGATGCTTTCAAGCCAGTCTGCCGAATCCAAAACCACGGACTTGTAATCATGCGGCTCGGTGTAGAGTGTGCGAATCGCCTCCATCACGTCGGCGCTGGTCTTGGCCAGCGGGAAGCTGCTGGTGTCAATGCTGCCCAAGCCATCCTCCGTGCAGATGAAGATGGGATCTGACGCATTGGCGGCAAACGTGCTCTTGCCGATGCCGTGTGTGGAGTACATAAAGATGCGCGGGGCGTGAATCATTTTGCCCTTGCGGATAGAGTCAAGGTTGAATGCCATCGGTCGTTCCTTTCGTTGATGTGCCGCGTGAGCGGCGGTTGTTTGCCTGTTCTGCCCGCATCGCCTACTCCGTGATGATTCGTGAAGGCTCGACGTTGTGTTCTGGCGCCGTGTCCTCAATGGTTTCGTATCGCTTGACATTGCCAAGGATCGACTCCAGCAGGACTAACACCATCTGGTGCGCTTGCGCTTCAGGCTCTACCTTGTCGCCAAAGTCAGCAGACACGGTTACGGATTCGCCGTCGTCGGCTATGGTGATTGATGCAGTAGCCATTACGCAGCCTCCTTTTGCATGGAATAAAACAGGTCGTGCAGGCATTTCAGCTTTCCGTCTGGAAGGCGGGTGATGAGGTCAATATGCCCTTCGATTTCACACCAGCAGTCCGACACCAGCATCACGCCGAAGCGTGAGAAATTCTTGATCGGTTGCCTCAAAAGCCACTCCATTTTCTGTCCGATTGAGTAAATCTCAACCTTACAGGCGTGACAATGCTCATCGGCAAGCAGTCCCTGATAACGGCGCTCGGCAGCCAAGTAGCCCTCCAGCGGCCAGAGCTTTCCGCGGGCATCGTCATGGGCCAGACTCTCGCCCAGTTCCTGATCGAAGTCAGCGGGATTGACGCAAGCCGACTGGCCCAGCACCGTGAAGCCATTGACCATCTTGATGGCGCAGATGGTGGTGGTCGTGCCGGGCATCCGATGGTAGGCCACAGTATCAATACGAAGGTCGATTGACTGATTGGTGACGGCGCTCATGCTGCGACCTCCACGGGCTTGACCTCAACGGCGGTCTTGGCGGGTGCCACGGTGATGGGTAGCAGCTTGTAGATGTCGGGCTGGTTGTCGGACAACCACTTGACGCCCTTTTCATCCAGTTTAGGCTCGGACTTGACGGGGTGCATTTCGGCGGGAATCTGGGCCTTGATCGTCTCCCAGGTTTTCCAGTCCATTTTGCGGCTGATCTTGCCGGTGACAGTGATCTTGAATCCGGTGACATCCACGGTCTTGGCGCCTTCGTCGCGCTTGCCGGTTAGCGCCACGATCTGATCTTCGATGGCGATGCGTTCGGCGTTGGCCTTCTGCTCGGCTTGCTTGGCTTTCAGCCAGTCGGCGCATAGTTGCTCGATCGTCTGGCTCATAGCGTCATCCCCGCATTGCGCCACGCAGTACGGACGCGCAACAACGGCGGCATGTGCCGGTAGATGCGCAGATAGTACATAAAATCGGTCAGAAATTTCTTCACTTTCGCTCCTTCGTTGGTTAAGGGAAACTCAATCATACATGGCGTTGAGAAAAACTCAACCATCGGAACGAAAAAAAATTATATAGCGTTGAGTCTGGTTGGTTAAATCAGGCTCTTGCGGATGGTAATTTCTGTCACCAGGCCAATGATTCTGACGCCTTCATCCATGCGGTAGGTGGGGAACCGGATGTCGTCGGCGACCAGCAGATCGTCGCCGCCTTCACGCACGTACTTGCGTAGCACGGGTTCGCTGGCTTTGCTGATAACGGCCAGCACGACTTGCCCAGACTCGGGCACATGGGCCTTGCTGATAACGGCATAGCACCCGGTCGGGCAGGCGCTGGACAGCGCATCGCTGGCCACCAGCATGGCCGCTGCGGTTTGTGGCGGATAGGCAACAGCGGTTTGCAGCAGTTCCACCACAACATCCCAGTGCCAGCGGGCCATTGCAGATGCTGGGACAACGGGAACAGTGAAGATCGTGGCTTCTTGCTTGTTGCCAATGGCGGCCTGCTTGCCGCTGTCCACGCCCAGTAGCCAGTCGCAACTGACATGATACCAGCGGGACAGTTCGGCCAGCGCGGAGGCGGAAGGCTCGGTCTTGCCCTGCTCCCATAGATTGATGGCGGAGGCGGATAAGCTCATGTGTTTGGCGGTATTTTCATGCGTTTGGTCAGTATAAAGAAATACTCAGCCTTGGCAATATGGCGATTTCTGTATAACATTGAGTTTTTCTCAATCGAAAACGTGAAATGACCAGAACAGACGAACCCATCGGCTACACGGTGGAAGGTATTTTGGCGATGGCCGGGGGGCGCGGTGCCGTGGCGACGAAACTAGGCATTTCTGTTCAGTCGGTGGTGAAGTGGGAGCGGCGCATCCCGGATCGCCATGCGCGGACGGTTGCCATCATGGCCGGGTTGCCGCTGGAGATCGTGCGCCCGGACATGGTGCAGAAAGGACATGAACAGGCTGCCGCTCATGCTGCGGCTTGACAGGAACAGTCGTGACGGTATGATGGCCGCTGTGGAGCTTCAAACTCCCAAGACAAGCGTCCAGATCGCCACGATAGCGCGGTTTTTTTACGCTCATGGTTTGCTCTATGGGCGGGAGTGTGACGGATACAAGACCCGCAAGGGGAAGAAGTCCGCCCAACTTGTCTTGGGTTTGAAGCTCCCGCCCGCCCTCACTTCAAATGAGGTTTTTAAGTCTCGACAAGGAGCAAGACCATGAGCCATACTCAAGGCGCAGCCGCGCCCATCGTTGCACAATTCACCCCCTCGTTTTCCATCCGCATCGTTACCCGTGACGGCGAACCGTGGTTCGTCGCCAAGGATGTTGCCGAGGCACTCGACTACACGTGGACAGGCACTCAGCGAATCAAGCATGTGCCGGAAGAATGGCGGGGGGTCACATCCGTTGTGACCCCCTCCGGCGACCAAGAAACCGCCGTCCTCTCCGAACCCGGCCTGTACTTCTTCCTCGCTAGATCAGACAAGCCCAAGGCGCTACCCTTCCAGAAGTGGCTGGCTGGTGAAGTCCTCCCCTCGATCCGCAAGACCGGCACCTACACCGCCAAGACCGCCGTCTCGCCAGCGCCGACTTTCCTGACGCATCAGGACATGGAGAACCTCACTCGTCTGGTGTGGATCGCCTGTCACGACATGCCGCTGCAAAATTCCTGGACGCAGGCGGTGTGGGTGTGCCTGCGCCGTGCGGCGAACTGCCCAGCGCCGGAGCGCTTCACGATCAATCACGTTCCGGCATTGACGGCGGAAATCCGGCGCATTCTGGAACTGGCGGAAGTGGTGCGGGAGACGCATCGCATGGCGGGCAACGCCATCATGCGCCGGGTGCTCAAGGGCCACGAGGCAGCGGATGCGGTGATCGCGGACATGCAGCAGCAATCCACTGCCCTGCTGTCCGAGAGTCGTGACGATCTTGCCGGGTTGTTGGATAACTGGTGCAACCACGACATCGTCAGCTTCGCGGAACGGCGCGAAGTGGCCCACATGAACTATCAGTCAGGCGAAGCACGCCTGCTCAACTAACCGGGAGCGTACCCCTCCCGGTGCGCCGGGGGGGGCGGGACATTTTGACAGCATCCATCTTTGCAGAATTCGCGTGGAAGTTCATTGAGCGAGACATCAGCGTTATCCCGATTGCGCCCGGTTCCAAGAAACCCGGCCAGTGGTCGCAGGATCAAGGCTGGCGCGGCATGGGCGACTGGACGCGCTTCGCCCAGCGCATGCCCACCGACATTGAAATCGAACACTGGGAGAAGTGGCCGGATGCCGGTATC